ACGGATCAGGAACACTGGGAGCGGGAGTCGTTTTCATGGCAACCACGGATGGACACCTGACGGTGCTCCACAATTTTAATCCCCAGTCGGGAGGAACCGGGCCCGCAGGAGGTCTTGTGTTGGGCACAGATGGGAACCTGTTAACGGGTCCACATCAAGCTGTGAGATTCGAGGCTGGAGATGTGGATTCAAGCGGCGCACCGGCTGAGATGTTCGCATTACGGATATTTTACGGAAGTCTCACGGAGGTTAAGGGGTAACAAGGAGAAACTCGAATGACTAAAAAGCTTGCGCTGGCGATAGTACTACTCGGGGGCTAGACCGCTAGACCTGCTTGAAACAGGGGGGACTGTCGCTCCGGCAACGTAATTCAAGGGGCCGAATGGCCTGTGTACCATTTTGTGTACCACTGTAACCGCGAATTGCTGTTAGGGACTGTCACCACACTTCTTGAGCAAAAACAAAACCCGCTGATTTAGCGGGCTTTAGCGGATGATAGCTGGTAGCGCTACCGGGAATCGAACCCGGGTTTGAAGATTGAGAATCTGATTCTGCTCAGTGCAAACAAAGCACTTGCTTGTGTCCTCAACAGCTTAACTTCCTGTGGGATCCCGCTCGATGCTACTGTTTTTCACCCCGTAATTGCAAAATTTGCAATTAACTTTTAGGTCGTTGCTGCTGTCTTGCTTCGCACATAAGCGCTGACACGCTGCATCGCGTCGTGCAGATCATCAGTATCTACGATGTCGTAGCGCGTGAACACTGAGCGCGTTCGGTGGCCGCTGACCTTCATCGCGACATCTTCAGGAACTCCGGCTTTGCGTAAGTTGCGCACGCCGCTTCGGCGTAGATCATGCAACAGCAGCCCGTCATAACCTGCATCGTGGTTCTTTGGGTCGCGCCAACTTCCCAAACCTACGGCAACACATGCCTTCTTGAAGGCTTTCGTGAGGTTGGTCATGCAGAACACCGGACCGGATCTTTGTTTCACCGGCACTTTTCGGATCGCTGCCGCCACTTCATCAGGGAGCGCCAACGTAATCGGTCGTTTGTTCTTGACTTGGTTAGCGCGAAACAGGAGTTCTACGCGGTTTCCGTCGAACAGAACTTGCGTCCATTCAACTTTCTTGGCTGCACCCGTGCGGCAGCCTGTGAAGTACAGATAGTGCAATGTCGTCTTCAAGTTCTCCGGCATAGCGCCCTTGAGTTCAGCAAACAGTTCAGGTTCTAGGAATCCCTGCCGGGGCGGCGGCTCTTCAAGCATCGGGATGTGTGGAACTTCGCGCAGTTTTACCCCTTTTATCCCTCGTTCATGAGCCAAGTTGAGCATGCGCCGTAGTAGCGCATTGCTACGGTTGATGATCGCGTTCCCGGCATCATCATCGGAACGGCGACGCCGTATGAACTCGTAGACATCATCGGTGCAAATACTGGTGAGTGAGCGCCCTTTGAAGAATGCATCAAGCTGAACGAGTCCACAGATGGTTTTCGTTCCGTCCGCACGTGTAATTAGTGAGGAGTTCCCTTCCGTTTCGTAATCTGTCATCAGCGATGCTCGTGCATCCTCGTACCGATAGCGCTTCAGTTCTTGCGCTGGTCGAATCCCTAGCCCCGTCTCACCGATACGGCGTGAGAGCAGCGCTTCAGCCACCATCTTCGATTCAGACTTGCTCGATTCTCTGATGGTCTTGCTGCTGCGTCGATACCAGATGTACCAGAACGGCGAGCCGTCAATCTTGGCGACACTCCCCGTCCCGCGCGTCCTTCGCTTTCTCTTCGCTTCATTTTTCATGTCCCACAGCATAACTGGGAACGAAAGAGGATGGTAGAGCACTTTTGTCATTGCACCAATAACGGTGCTCGTTGTATGATGACCTTGTTCGATGCTCTCGCGTGGAAGCTCCCACGCTTCGGAAGTCTGTCAGGGAGCATCGTTCAGCACTCGGGAAGGTTGAGTCAAGCCTTATGACTGCGCTCGCAGTCTACGCCCGCTAAGCCAAGACAGGCTCCCAAAACCTAGGAGCCGGAGTCCCTTGAAAAGCACACTTGAATCTTCAACGGCAGAGCCTCGCCTTTTGACAGTTCAGCAAGCAGCGGGCTACCTCGCAACGACAGTGGCAGCAAGCTACTGATGCGGCTGTGAAAGCGACTGCAAAGCAGCAACTGGATTTTGCCGAGCAGTATCGCGAATCCTACGGCAAGCTCATGGAGACAGCAGTCGAATGGGCCAAAGTTACACGCGGCGCTCACGGCAGTGTGGGTGATTCTCTCAAGCAGACAGAGGACTTGTTCAAAACGCTGGCCGATGACCAGAAGAAAGCGGCTCAAGAGAGTTTGCAATTCGCAACACAGAGCTTCTCTGACCAAGCTGAGACTGCGAAAGCCGCCTTCGGCCAAGAGCGTGGAGCAATCTCTAGCGCTGCTGAAGCTGGATTGATTTCGCGTCGGCAAGCGGTGAAGGAAGAAATTGCCCTCATTCAGCGGGAATCTGGTGTGCGCATGGTAGCGCTTCAGCAAGAAGTTGCTGCTAAGCGTGCTGCGATTCAGGCAGAGATTGACGCAGACAATCTCGCGGCCGAGCGCACGCTGTCCGCCAACGGTGGTAACAAAGCCGACCCGCAATACCTCGCATTTCTGAACGACGCTGCTGTCAAAACTCAGCAACTAGATGCAGTCACGAATAAGTACAACGCAGATATGAGCGTCACGATGACGGATGCTCAGACGCAGGTTGCTGGGTTGAATTCTCATCTTGCGCAGCTATACCCGACGTGGAATCAGTTTTTTCAGAAGATGCGCAATGACCTTCCGACGCTCGGGCAGGAAATGCAGTCCAACTTCAACAAGGGCGTGGACGCATTCTCCACCGGAGTTGCTAAGACGCTGGTTGAGGGAAAGAACCTCGGGCAGGAAATGCGGCAAATGACCCAGCAGATGCTTGAAAGCTGGATCGAGTATGCCATCAAGCGCATGCTCATGGATCGGTTGGTAACTGTGAATCACATCACTGGCAATGCCACACAGGTGGCAAGTGACAAGGCATCTGGTGCGATTTCTCAGTTAGCTGCTGCCAAAGCTGGCGCAGCCAAAGCATATCAAGCGATGGCGGGAATTCCGATCATCGGACCTGAACTAGGTGCCATTGCTGCTGGTGCGGCTTTCGCTGCAATGATGGCTTTTGAGACTGGCGGCGAAATCCCCGGCTCTGGACCTGTGCCCATCATTGCGCACGGCGGCGAGACTGTCGTCACCAAGCAGTTGACTGACCAAGTAAAGAACTCTGGTGGCCGTAACGGTGGAGATATGCATTTGCACGCAACGTTCTCCCCACATGTTCAAGCTATGGATGCAGAGGGTGTGGATAGAGTTCTCGCGCAACACCAGGACAAGTTCTTCAGGATGGCTCAGTCGCACATGCGCAAGATGAACAAAGGCGGTCGCTAAATGAGTTACGTCGTAATGCCAACATTGCCTCTTAGCATGGCGAAAGGGTTGAAGAAAACACCGCACTACAACACAGTGGTGCAGCGTGCAGCAGCAGGGCGCGGAACGTCGTCCACTTCACTGATGCCCTACCCGACTTACGACTTCGAGTTTGATCTTGACTCTATACAGGGCAATGAGGCTGCGGCTGCATCTGTGCTCGCTTCTTTCCAAGGGACATTCATGGCATCAGGTGGTCAAGGTGGCTGGTTCCTGTTTACCGATCCTCAGGACGATACGGTCGCCTACGGCACTTCTTGCATGTTGAACGTAACAGCGGGTGCGGCTAATCCGATGGGTCAAACGGGCGACGGATCATCCACACAGTTTCAGCTTGGCAGGCTGGTAGGCGGAATTGGAATTGATGTCATTCAGAATCTGAACGGCTCGGCTGCGGTGAAGGTAAACGGCACATTAACCTCTGTGTCCGTTGCTTCAACAGGTGTTGTCACCTTCTCAAGCGCGCCAGCCGACGGCTCAACCTTGCAGTGGGCTGGAAATTTCTATCATCTCTGCCGCTTTGCAGAGGACAGCTACAACGGAACACGGACGTTCACCACAAATTCTGGAACGGATATGTGGGATGTGAGCAATGTGAAATTCAGTTCGGAATTTATCTAGCTCCGTAACAGGTTTTCCGCCACTGTGGTGACCTTATCAAACGCCTAATGCCATCTTCGCTTATCAGCTATCTCCAAAGCACTCCTGGCCGGAATGTGCTGAAAGCTGACCTGTTTTCCATCACACTGCCGACAGGCGCAGTGATGTACATGACAGAAGGGCAGTGGGATATTACCGTGCCTTCTGGCACTGCTGGTTGGGTGACACCAAGCGGCTCTAATCTTCCGACCGCCACGTTCTCCGCAACGCAATGGGGGCGTTGGGAGCGCGGACCAATTACGAGCGAAGCGGGATTCAGTCTCGCCTCTAACAGCATGTCGCTGACTTGCATACCTCAGCCGACAACTGTTTATCCGAATCTGACCATCGGCATTCTCAACGCAGCGCGGAACAACCTTTTTCTTGGCGCAACAGTGCAAGTGTGGACGGCATATATGCCGCTTGGAGAGTACGGCAAAGTCAGCGAAGGCATCGAGACGAAGTTTCTGGGAACGATTCAGAAGACTAACAAATTGAATCGCACACAGGTTGTTTTCGATGTGGGCGACCCACTCATCATTGCCGGACTGAAGATTCCAACTCGTCTCATGGAACCCGCCTGTCCGTGGTCCGTTACAGATGGCAACTGCACGCTGGTTGCTTCTGGAACTGATGTCAACGGCTATCACATGACTCAGGCTTTTGCAGCAGCATCAGGCTCGACGGTCTCGTCCCTCACGCCGTCTGTTTCGTTCGCGCAACCTGCCGGATATTTCACACAGGGCGTAGTCACTTGCACGAGCGGCCAGAACGCTGGTTTGAGTCAGACGGTCAAGTTGCACGCAACCACGCTCACATTGATGAACCCTTTCATTCTTCCGGTGACTGTTGGTGACACATTTTCTGTTCTCGTGGGCTGCGATCACACGCTCTCAACTTGCACAGCAAAGTTTGGGAATCAAGCGAACTACGGCGGTACTGACTTTGTTCCACCTGCGGCAAATGCAGTCTAGTTTTATGGCGCTCACGAACTCACAACGCGTAAAGATCGTCAAAGAATTGCTGGAATGGCGTGGTACGCCGTATCGCGGCCACAGCGCCCGCAAGCACTTTGGCGTTGACTGCGGACAGCTTGTCTACGGCGTGTATCGCAACTGCGGTTACCTTCCCATTGATTTACCACTGCCTACTGATTACAGGCTGGATGTCAGTCAGCATCGCGCGAGTGTAGAGTTCGTCGGTGTAGTGAACACCTACATGAGAGAGATACCTGAATCAGAAGTGCAACCCGCCGATGTGGTTGTGTTCAGGTTGGGACTCGCTTACGCCCATGCTGGCACCATCGTGTCTTGGCCGAACCGCGTTGTGCATGCTTCGGGACGCGGCGTCAAAGAGACTCGGGCGATCAGCAGCCCGCGCTTGCGGAAAGCATCAAAGCGGTTCTTTACGCTGAAAGATGAGTTTTGTGTCGAAAACTTTGCAATAGGAAGCCCGGCGAGCGTTGAACCCACACGCATTGATGCTGTTGCATACCCGTTAGGTGTGAGCGCCAATCTGTCTTTGCGGAGAGCCTGCTAAATGTCCTTCCTCGAATCACAGAAGAAACCAAAGGCATTGAACAATGTGCCTGTCACCCAGAGTCATCAGGGTGATCCTGTACCTGTAGCGATGGGCTGCGTGAAGATGCACACGTCTCTACTCTGGATGAGCGGCTTCGTTGAACAGGGAGAATCGGGCGGCAAGGGCACGGGCGGCGGAAAAGGGTCAGAATTTTACAACTACTACTCTGATGTGGCAGCGGCTCTGTGCAACGGTCCCATCACTGGAGTTGGTTCAGTATGGTCTGGCCAGACTTGGCTTTCTGCTCAGGGCACTGACGAGCAGATTTGGCTCTCTGAGAATTATTCTCCACAGAACTCTGCCTTGCTCATCGCCGATAACGGCGTTGGGATCATCAACACTTACAGCGCCACGTATACCGACTACGGCCAGCCAGTTTCCACTGTCCTAAACGGAAGTGACAGCGCTCCGATGGTCTTGGTTCCTTGGTTCCCCGCTGCTGCGGCTGGCACTTCATATGCTGTAGGGGCACAGGTCTTCAACGGCGCCGACGTTTACACAAGCGTGAAAGCGAATACGGGAGAGGCACTTTCCGACACAACGTACTGGACGAACACTGGTGCTGGCTTGACGACAGGCCAGTACTCCATCAGCTTCGCATCTATCGGCACTTTCACGCTGACAGCAGCAGCCAACAATGCTCCGTTCACTTCCACCGACCTGAACATTCCATCAGGCAACGGAACTGCTTACACGGGCACCATTACTGGTGGCGGCAGTGGCGCCTTCATCGGTTACACGTTCACCGTTACTGGCTTTCAGAATCCACAGAACAACGGAACGTATGTCTGTGTCGCTTCCAGCGCGTCATCATTGACGCTCTTCAATACCACAGGCGTTGCCGAAACACACGCGGGTGTTGCTGAAGACCTTGGCAACACGTATCATTTTTCGTCCTCTGACGTTGGAAATAACGCTGTCGTCTCTTATCAATTCAACCTGTCGCTGGTCGAGCAACAGGATGTTTACATCGTGCCAGATGGTGTAGGCGTTCCCGGTTACCCCGCTCAGACTGTCGTCTTGTCGCAACAGTACTCGCCGACCTCCATCATCTCTGTGCAGTACTATGGAGAGTTCAACGAACTTGCGGGTACAACGCTAACGCAGGTAAGCACCAATCCGCCAACTGAAGCAGGGACGTTTTACTTCACTCCTAGCAACACCAACAATCCGAACTCAAATGACATCTACCCCACGCTGGTCACTTTCAGCACGGCAGACATCGGTCAGGAAGTACTAATCACTTGGGGATACACAAATCAGAGTCTCGTAGGCCAAGATGCGCCGGAGCTTATCAATTTCACGGTGTTTGGCGGCAACATGGGTCAAGAGTTGAATTCGTGTTTTGAAGATGGGGGAACGTTTCATCTCGGCGCGGGAAGCTCGAATGCAGCAACGATAACAATGGTAGGAGACCTCGGTCAAATTCTGAGCTACAGCGGCATTGCTCATGTGGACTACTCGCCAATGTATTTGGGCACTTCCGGTCAGATGCCTGACAACTGCTTTGAAGTCATCACCCCTGATGCTTACGGCAGCGGCATTGTGGATTGCAATCCTGTTCAGTGCATCTATCGCGTGCTCACTGATAACCGTTGGGGACTAGGCAGTGGTCCGGTTCCGTTCCCAGTAGCCGCGATCGACAATTCGGCTAACGGAACTTGGGGCGGAGCAGTCGGAACTCCGGGCACGCGCTCAGTGGGAAGCACTGCTTGGAACTGGTGCGCAGCTAACGGCTACTTCATCTCTCCGAAGATCGACTCTCAAGACTCCGCTGCTTCGGTCATCAGCAAGTGGTGTGAAGCTGGGCAGATCGGCGTCTACGTCTCAGAGGGACTGCTCAAGCTCGTTCCCTACGGCTCAACCTCTGTGGCTGGTAACGGCTGCACTTGGGAAGGTCCGCAGAGTTATGTTGTCGCTCTCGATGACACCTGCTTCTTAGCAGAAGAAGGGAAAGATCCTTTCAACTGCGAGTGTAAAGAATGGCCGGATGCCTACAACAAAGTCGCCATCGGTTTCAGCAACCGCTCTTACCAATACAATGACGACATCACGCAAGAGTTCGACCAGGCGGCTATCAATCGTTACGGCACGTTGCCTGAAGACCCGCAGAACTACGACTTTATTCACACGCTGAGTGCTGCGACCTTTGTGGGGTCTCTTCGCGTCAAGCGGTCCACATCAATCCTGAACACGTATTCCGGGACTTTGCCCTTCAGCTATTCGTATTTAGAGCCGATGGACATCGTGACCGTAAGCACGTCCTCCATCTGGGCAGCGGGATTGAACAACGTCAATCTTGCAGTGAGCAACCTTCCTCTTCGGGTCACAAAGACTGTGGACGATCCGAAGAAAGGTATGCAGATGGAGTTTGAAGACTACATCGCCACGGCACAAGAGCCTGTGCTCTTCAACAAGTCCATCAGCGCGGGTAGCGGAGTCATCAACCAACTAGCAGCGCCTGGAAACACAATCGCGGTCATGTTTGAAGCAACCTCGCGGTTGACCAACTACCAAGGCAACCAGATTTGGATTGGCGCCTGCGGCTCGAATTCTCAGTGGGGATCATGCAACGTCTGGTGCTCTCAGGATGGTGAAACGTACCTTCAGATTGGAACTATCTCAGCCGCAGCACGCCTCGGAACAATCGCATCGACCTTCCCTGCAGGGGATGACCCCGACACTTCAGACACGCTGGTTGTGAATCTGGCTGTTAACTGTCCTGCGCTGGATTCCGGAACCGATACAGATGCGAATTATCTGAACACGATGTGCTTTGTCGATGGAGAAATCATCGCCTATTCCGCAGTGACCACAACTGGTCAGAACCAGTACACGATGGGCAGCACTAACCCTTCACTCGGTGGCTACATTCGCAGAGGGCAGGTTGGCTCACAGATCACCAGTCATACCGTAGGCGCTGCGTTCTTGAGGCTGGATAACAGCATCTTCAAGTACACATATGACCCAAAGTGGGCAGGGGAGACTTTGTATTTCAAATTTCAGAGCTTGAACAACTTCGGCCAGAATCCGCAGCCGCTGTCTTCGCTCACAGCCGTGGAGTTCACAGTCCCCGGCGAAGGTCCGGGGACGATTGACGCGGCAAGCGGTCTCATCATTGCAAGTTCGAGCTTCAACGTGGGTGCGGGTCCATTTGGAACAACACCGACAGTGACAACCTAAGAGAAACATCTATGTCCGTATCGTTGGTTCAATCAAATGCAGGTGGTAGCGGATCAGGAACAAGCTCCGCGGCTGGCTTTAGTTCTGAGACTACGGCTGGGAGTCTGCTTGTCTGCGTTGTGTACGCATCTACGAACAACCCCACGGCGCCTGTAACGCTGGCGGTTGGTGCGCCATCCACGGCTGGTTTCACGTGGGCAAACGCACAGCATGAGGCTTATGCTGAAACCGTTACCATTGTTCACCCG